AACAAGGGTGAATTTGAAGCCCTGCTTGCCGATATGCAGGCGGCCACCGTGGAACAATGCAAACGGCTGGACTATGCAGGAAGGAGCAAAGGCCATGAATAAGGATTTTCTAAGCTGGCTCGGCCAAACGGAAAAGAATACCTGTATGGTTCAAAGCGCAGGCATGACCTACTATTTTGTCCGAGTGGCAAAAAACGAGGCTTTCGACTACCTCTACTGCCAGAGAGAATACTCCGGCAAAGAGCTGGCCCGTGGCGGTGCGTTCAAGTATGCGGGTATTTACTGCCGGAGCGATGGCGAGCTTTACGACGGGCAGTATGATGTGCTGGGCTTGGCTGGTGAGGATATAGAGGAACGCAGCGCCGGACAGTTGCGGGAAGATTTACAGCGCAACGTCCGCCAGTTGGTAGAGGCCGCCGTTGCCAACGACAGGCGCAACCTTCAAATCACGGAGTTATCCGACCCGGAACTGCTGCGGAAACTGAAAAATGAACAGGACTATTATGCAAAGAGTAAGGCTCGTGAGCGTTTTTTGGACGCTGCGGAATTTGAGCCGCCCTCATTCCGGTGCTTCTATGAAGCGGGAAACTGGACGGAGGACTCTTTGCTTTCCTATATTTTAGACCCACAGGGCTATGCCGCCAAGGAAGCGGCAGCTTACATGGAGGAGAATCAAGAGGAGATGCTTTTTGACTTCCTCTACAATGATGTGGAACTGGCAGAATATCAGGCCCTGCTGGAAGATACGGAAAATCCGGTGCATACTGTTAAGAAAATCATGGCGGCCATGAATAACTCCTCTGCAAAAACGGTGAATGTCACCATCAATAAGGACGGTGAAGAATTTACCTTTAAGACAGAGGCGCAGGAGCTGCGCCGCGATTGCTCCGATCATTATCATGTTTGGAACATGGTGGCGGCAGACCGCCAGAAATTCAAGGAGCGGTTTGGCAAAAATACAGAATATTATCCGAAGGAAATTGTACGCATTACCTACGCCAGAGCGGTACTATATGAAGCCGGGAAATAAGCCCGGCCCCTGAAACTTAAAAATTATCTTTGAGGGACTTTCCCATGCCGGGGAGGTTCCTTTTTTGTTGCCGTGAGAAAGGAGGCGGCTGCTATACGAAAATTAAAGAAATACAAGCCCACCCGCTTTATGGCGGAAGGCTCGGCCTATAACCGGGAGCTGGCCGATCTGGCCGTTTCTTTTATCGGCTGCCTGAAACATACCAAGGGCGAGTGGTACGGACAAAACTTTGAACTCATTGACTGGCAGGAGCAGATCATCCGGGATCTGTTCGGCATTGTAAAGCCTAACGGCTACCGCCAGTTTAATACCGCATACATCGAGATTGCCAAGAAGCAGGGAAAATCCGAGCTGGCCGCTGCGGTGGCCCTGCTTCTTACCTGCGGCGACATGGAATACGGCGGCGAGGTCTATGGCTGCGCCTCCGACCGGCAGCAGGCCTCTATCGTATTTGACGTGGCCTGCGGCATGGTGGAACAATGCCCGGCCCTGAAATCCCGCATTAAACCGGTGCTGTCGCAGAAACGCCTGATCTATAAGCCATTGGGGAGCTTCTATCAGGTGCTTTCCGCAGAGGCATACACCAAGCATGGCCTCAACGTCCATGCGGTGGTATTCGACGAGCTGCACGCCCAGCCGAACCGCCAGCTCTACGATGTCATGACCCACGGCTCCGGCGATGCCAGAAAGCAGCCCCTTTATTTCCTCATTACTACGGCAGGCAACGATCCCCACTCGATCTGCTATGAGGTACACCAAAAGGCACAGGACATTCTGGACGGGCGGAAAATTGACCCCACCTTTTATCCGGTGATCTATGGTGCGGATGAAAGCGACGACTGGACTTCCCCGGAGGTGTGGAAAAAGGCAAATCCCTCCATCGGGATCACGGTGGATATTGAAAAAATACAGGCCGCCTGTGAAAGCGCCAAGCAGAACCCGGCAGAGGAAAACCTGTTCAGGCAGCTTCGGCTCTGCCAGTGGGTGAAGCAGTCTGTCCGGTGGATGCCGATGGAAAAATGGGATAAATGCGCCTTTGCGGTAGACCCGGAGGCGCTGCGGGGGCGGGTGTGCTACGGTGGCCTCGATCTATCCTCCACCACGGATATTACCGCGTTTGTGCTGGTCTTTCCCCCGGAATACGAAGGCGACAAGTATATGATACTGCCCTTCTTCTGGATACCGGAGGACAATCTGGATCTGCGGGTGCGCCGGGATCATGTTCCCTATGATGTGTGGGAGAAGCAAGGCTATCTCAAAACCACCGAGGGCAACGTCGTCCATTATGGCTTTATTGAGTCCTTCATTGACGAGCTGGGCGCAAAGTATAACATCCGGGAGATTGCCTTTGACCGCTGGGGCGCGACGCAGATGGTGCAGAACTTGGAGGGCCTCGGCTTTACGGTGGTTCCCTTCGGGCAGGGCTTTAAGGATATGTCCCCGCCCACCAAGGAGCTGATGCGCCTGACCTTGGACGAACAGCTCGCCCATGGCGGCCATCCGGTTCTGCGTTGGATGATGGATAACATTCACGTCCGCACCGATCCGGCAGGCAATGTAAAACCGGATAAAGAGAAATCAACAGAAAAGATTGACGGCGCGGTGGCGACCATTATGGCGCTTGACCGGGCCGTTCGAGGCGGCGGGGATACCGGGGCCTCTATCTACGATGAAAGGGGGCTTTTACTGCTATGAGTGTTTTCAGCCGATTTTTTCAAGCGCGGGATAAGCCGGGCGATCTGCGCCGGGCGCAGGATACCTTGGGCGGGAGCCGGTTTTCCTTTTTCTTCGGCAGCTCCACCAGCGGCAAACCGGTGAATGAAAGGACGGCCCTGCAAATGACTGCCGTGTATTCCTGCGTCCGTATTCTCTCCGAGGCGGTGGCGGGCCTGCCGCTCCATGTGTACCGCTATGGAGAAAACGGCAGCAAGGAAAAGGCCCTCGACCATCCGCTTTACCTGCTGCTCCATGACGAGCCGAACCCGGAAATGACTTCCTTTACTTTCCGGGAAACGCTTATGAGCCACCTGCTATTGTACGGCAATGCTTACGCGCAGATCATCCGCAATGGCAAAGGTGAGGTGATGGGCCTCTATCCCCTGATGCCTACCAAGATGACGGTTGATCGTGACAGCAAGGGCCAGCTCTATTACCTCTATACACGAGGCTCCGACGATTCGCCGGTGGACGATGAAAACGGGCAGGTCTATCTGCCGCCGGAACAGGTGCTTCACATTCCCGGCCTTGGTTATGACGGGATCGTGGGCTATTCCCCCATAGCGATGGCAAAGAACGCAGTGGGCATGGCTATCGCCTGCGAGGAATACGGCGCGAAGTTTTTCGCCAACGACGCAGCTCCGGGCGGTGTGCTGGAACATCCCGGCGTTCTCAAAAACCCGGATAAGGTACGGGAAAGCTGGAACAAGCTCTTTCGCGGGAGCGCCAATTCCCACCAGATTGCGGTCTTGGAGGAGGGCCTGAAATACCAGCCCATCGGCATTTCCCCGGAGCAGGCGCAGTTTCTGGAAACAAGGAAATTCCAGATCAACGAGATTGCCCGCATTTTCCGGGTGCCGCCCCACATGGTCGGGGATTTGGAGAAATCCAGCTTTTCTAATATCGAGCAGCAGAGCTTGGAATTTGTCAAGTACACCTTGGAGCCTTGGCTCATGCGCTGGGAACAGAGCATGGCCCGCCGCTTGTTTACCGACAGTGAAAAGCGGGAGTATTTCATCCGCTTCAACGTGGAGGGCCTGCTACGCGGCGATTATGCCAGCCGCATGAACGGTTACGCGGTAGCCCGGCAGAATGGCTGGATGAGCGCCAACGATATACGGGAGCTGGAAAACCTCGACCGGATTCCGCCGGAGCTGGGCGGCGACCTCTATCTGGTAAACGGCTCCATGACGAAGTTGGCGGACGCGGGAGCCTTTGCCGGAACTGCAGAAACAAATCCAACAGAAACGGAGGAACAGACAAGTGAATAAATTCTGGAACTGGGTGCGCAACTCCGAGGACGGGAGCCGCACCCTTTACCTTAACGGCACCAT